TTAGATAATCGTAGGAGTAATTAGTTATACGCCAATTTGCGATTAATTCAGAATACGCAGGCAATTTTTCGATGCCCCGCAAACTAAAGTTGGCATTGGAGGCTTGTTCTGAAAATGATGAACTCTCTGTGAGACCAGAAAAAGAACATTTATTGACAACATAGAAATCCACAGCACGATCAAAATTTGACACGGTTTTGTCATTGATCCGTTCCTTTGATTGGAGGAAAAGTTCTCTTGCTTTGTCTGGAGTATTATTTGCTTTCTTCAGATCAACAAGTTCACTTTTTATCTCATATCCAAACATCTGGAGTTGCTGCCAGAAATTTACTAGGGGTTCATACAAATCGTTCACCCAAATATCTAGGTAAGGATATTTTTTTGTGATATAAATCGCAACACTTCCTCCCCCAAGAAATGGTTCACGGAATTCATCATAGTTGCGAAGGTCAGGAAAGTAAGGATCCATCTTGACGCAAGCACGGGACTTACCACCTGGATACCTCAAAGGCGTCTTAAGAGATTTCATCAAAGATGCTCCTCAATCGAAGAAAACATACCATCAACATCACAATCTTTTTCGGCAGGAGTAACGTTGTCAACAATTAAAGTATAATCACCCTTCTTCAATATACATTTGGGATCATTTGCAGTCTCATCGACACATTCGTAAACTTTATCCCAGGTAGTATAACCCACAGACATGGATTTCGTATCAATTAAAAGCAAGTAATCAAATGTTTTAATTAAATCTTCTTTCTTCCAGTTTTTCCTGTCTTTGTTAGAAGGATGAAAATTTTTCAGTACAAATGATTTGCAGTCGCCATGATAACCTTTCTTTGTCTTAAACATGCTAAGTTGACTTTTCATTTCAACAGATTCGCCAGTTTCTTTTATAATAAAATCTCTACCATTATCAAAAAGTCCCACATGGGTCAATTGATCATCAGACCACTTACAAAAAGATTTCTCAGTATAGTGGGCGCGAAGTCCCCTAAAGGAGGAACTTTTCATTTGTTTTGTATTGGATGCATTTACCCATCCAAAAAATCTTTCAAAATTAACGCGAGAAAAATCAATACTCATAATAAAATAAAAAAAATCAAAGGGACAGTTGTTTGTTAGGTGTGATAATAGGACTAAAGATTTGATTGTATTGTTCAACAATTTGATCTTGAGTCTCAGAAATGTAAACGATGTAATGCCTATTAATCGTAATCTCTTTTACATCTTTACTGAGAAGAGGCGACCATGGTGCAAATCCCAGTTCACCCCTACCAGAAGGAACAGCAACGATTGGATTTGAGATAACAAGGTCTTCATCAGATTGACTAATCAAATCAGCGATAACATCTTCACCGCTATTCAGTCTAATAAGTTTTACATTCATTGTGAACATCCTACATGAATTTGAATTGATTTAAAGGCATTTGCCATTTCTTTATAACCTAGACCAATATACACCTGACCAGTAACAACGGCAACTGCCATTGATCCCCAAAAAATATAATACCATTTAGATTTTACTTGATTATGTTTGTTTTTCATTTGAATTCACACTCCACCATAAGTTCAGTCAATGCTGCAAGGAGATTTATTTCTTGGTCAGCCACGAACGCACATTGGTATTGATACTTAGCAATAACAAGAACGGCAGCAGGGATAGATGCTGGTGAAAGATCATCAATAGCGGTGTCATAAACCCTGCGAAGTAAACTACTAGCATCGTTGTCCAAGTTCCCGACCACCCACTTTCGGACTTCAGTAAAGTTTTTAGTTTTGAGATTTTTAATAAGTTCATTGACATTAGTATCAGAGAATGATGCAAGAATTCCTGTGTCAATCTTTCCACCAACAGCGTAGCGTTGGCACTCATTAAGAACTCTCCTCCAATCTGGGAAGTGTTTATTAACCAATTCAATCAATACTTTTTGATCATATTGGATAGATTCTTTTTGAAGAATATCTTGAAGTCTTGTAAAAAATGACGCAGCAAGTTTTGGTTTTTCTTTTGACTTGATTCCAAACTCCACAACGGCACATCGTGAGTGGAGGGGTTCGATGATTTTGTTTTTGTAGTTACAGGTGAAGATGAATCGGCAGTTGTTAGCAAATTCCTCAATAGACGCCCGTAGGAGGAGTTGTACATCGTTGGTTGTGTTATCTGCCTCATCAATGAGGATGACTTTGTGTTTAGCAGTTGACGAAAGTGAGACGGTCGAAGCGAAGTTCTTCGCATTGTTTCGGACAGTATCGAGGAATCTACCCTCATCGGATCCATTGATGACATAAACATCTACCCCAAGTTCATTACAGAGTGCTTTTGCTACTGTTGTCTTGCCGCATCCAGCAGGTCCAGCAAGAAGTAAATTAGGCACTTCACCTTTATTTAGAAAATCTTTAAATGTTTTTTTAATTCCCTCTGGGAGAATACAATCTTCAATTGTTTTGGGTCGATACTTCTCAACCCACAAAAATTCATCACGACTCATAATTAAAAAAACAAAATCTGAATTAACTTAACCAATTCAATAATAGCAAAAAAACTGCGAATAGTCATCATATCCCACATTCTTACTCGATAAAAATAGGGGAAAGACAAAAGATTACCAAATAATCGAAAATAAATTCCAAATTGAACACTATTAAATAGAATTACTGCATATCCGAAAATAAAAAAAGAATTACCAACAATTCTTAACCAACTAAGTCTTGGATATTGTGGGTGAATAAATTTATCAGTACTTGACATGATTATACCCATTCAGGTTTTCGTTCTGGCATACGAAGATAATTAGATGCAACCCAAGGTTTGGATGCGATATACATCTTGTAAGCAGTAAAAGTGTCAATGCTTGTGTCAAGTTTATACTCATCTGGCATTGCTCTCGCAAACGATGTTACTTCAGTAACCTTCCCCTTAGGAAAGAGATAATAAGCATCCACAAGTGTTTTATAGCAAGAGTGAATCTTATTGTAACGAAGGGCATACTCATCTGACAAGTTAAGACCCCACTTGATTAACCAATAGGCATTATGGATCGTTTCCATTGCCCATTTGGTGCATGGATGATTGCGGAATGCTCCTTTCTCTGTCTTATATGGCGTTCCATCAGACTTTGGAAGAGTTCCGTATCCATGTCCCCATTTGTCAGATGCCACGATAGAGAGCATCTGACAGCACTCTAATGGCATTTTGACAATGTGTTTGTCAGGAAGACAGACAGCACTTTCAGCAGGCCAAGGAGAGGTTACAAAAATGTTCATTTGAATGTTGAATCAGGTTCCAGAGCAATATAATACTTCAGGTCATAGTCTTTACTGTCAAAGCGTGACAAAAGTTTACTTGAGATACTGACCTGATAGTTTCCAGGAATGATCTTAATGTTTTCTACCTTAAAGTTAAAGCAGAAGTTAAGTTCAGTCTCACCAACAATAACTTGAAAGTCATTAGAGGTATCGTTCTTTTTGTCACGAACTACAATCTTTACAACACCTGCTTCACCAATAACGGACAAGTCTGGAAGTTGGAAGATATTTGCAGCTTTGATAAGACGAGTCAGTTGATCAGAAGTAATACTAAATGATACATCTTCAGAAGGAAGAATAAGTTCTTTTTCTGGAGGAGTAATGATTACATTCGGATCAGCAAAGAAGTAATTGGATCGAGTTTTACCTTCACGAATCACAACATAACTGTCATTAGCAAAATCAAGAGCAGGATCTTTATGAAGATCTAGTCCATTCAAGAATTGGTTGAGATCATAGATTCCAAAGTCTTTAGGAATCTCTTCGGTAATATCCGCTTCAGCAAGAATGTTCTTCATAACACTGATGGTACGAAGTTTTCTACCTTTTTTAAAAAGGATAGATTGATTAATGTTAGAAAAGTTCTTAAGAAGATTGAGAGTTTTATCAGAAAGTTTCATAGGTTCCCTTATTTTCATTATGAAGACCAGCAAAGTGATAAAGAAGAACGCAATAGTGAATTGCCTTTAGAATGTCTTGCTTTGACTTACCATTTTTCTTACCAAAACGAGAGAGATACTTGATAGCATTGGAACGAGTGAATGCTTCTGCATCTCCAATACTCTCAATCAAATCAAGAGTTTGGGTTTTAGATGTTTCGGAAGTGTAATGAGAATGATAGGTGCTAGAGAGATACTGCTCTACCTCTTTCAGAGTCTTATCTTCCTCATACTTCCAGAATCCGTTCGTGTTGTCCATTGTCAATTTAAATTCAACTTTGTCATCGTAAGAACCACCCTGAACTCTACTACCAACATAAGAAGTAGAGAAGTTAATTGTATCAGAAGAACCTGGAGATGCAAATGGATTACCAACCAAACTAATTCCATCTTCTTCCCAAAAGTCTTGATTTACTGCAGTCGCAAAAGAGGACAAATCAAGAAGTCCTTCATCATAAGTTTTAGACATTTTTTAATTCATACTAAAGTACAAAAGGGAGGCATATTGACCTCCCCCAATTATATCAGAAAGGACTGGGTTCGTCAATATTAGGAAGAACTTCATTTGATACCCCCGTAGGCATCTTGAAGTCAGCATCAACCTTGTCATACAGTTCCAGGAAGGACTGTTTGGTTTCATCGTCAAAACGATTAACACACACTTGGATTGCCTTTGCCTTGTCTTGGAAGATGCTATAGGCGCGGATGATATGAACCAGGCGACGGGTGCTGATGATTTCATCAATACCACCATCGTAAAAGGTCTTGCGGATAATATCCGCCCAGTCCACCAGACGCTTGCAGAAGTCACGGTCTTCCACACCAAGGTCCAGAGCAATACCTTCCAGAATCTTTTGCTCAGTAGCAGGAGCAGGATAGGACTGCTCAAAGGTCACAGGGAAGCGTTCAAGGAATGCTTCGTTGAGCACATTGGTGCCGATGAAGCGACCATCATCAGAACCCTTACCTTTGGTGTTAGCAGTGGCAATCACGTTGAAACCAGCAGCAGGTTTTACGAAACGACCGATCTTTTTCAGGAACACACCCTTACCTTCTAGCACGGATTGTAGACAAAGGATTTTGTTGGAGGCAAGGTCAACCTCGTCAAGTAGCAGGATCGCTCCTCGCTCAAGGGCTTCAATAACTGGACCGTTGTGCCAAACAGTGGCACCATCAACAAGACGGAAACCGCCAATAAGGTCATCTTCATCAGTTTCAATCGTAATGTTTACCCGAATGAGTTCACGCTTGAGTTGAGCACAAGCTTGCTCCACACTGAACGTTTTACCGTTACCCGACAAACCCGTAATAAACGTCGGATAAAAAAGATTGGATTGAATAATACGCTTAACATCTTTAAAATTACCAAACTGGACGAAGGTATCATCTTTGTCGGGAATAAGATTTTGTTCGATAGCAGGAAGAGCAGCAGGTGATTGGAAGGTGCGCTCAATCTCTTCAACTCGCTCCTGAGTCACTTCAAGATTCCAGCGACCACGAGCAGACTTATATTGTTCAAGGCGACGAGTCACAGTCTGATAATTCAAACCGCGAGAAGCACAAAAACCCCTAAGATCACCAGAAGTAATTTCAGAACCATAAAGTTCTTGAATGGAAGCAATCAGTTGTTCGTCTTTCAAAGCAAGTTTGCGAGGCATAATTTAGTTAGGTGGTTTGTTTCAACAAAGTAATTATACAAGGACTTTG